ACATATGCTGATGAGGAGTTGTTGTCTCATATTGAGGCTTGTAAAGAACTCATTCGTTCTGTAGGTGTGGCCGATGATGTCGTAAATGGTGAGGGAGTCGCAATCGTGGATTCCCTCATCCTTATTTACTGTAAGACGTTCTTTGGTTTTAAGAACGATGGATCAGTGAAAGAACTTCCGAAGAGTTTTGAAATGCTCATCAAGCAGCTATCATTCACGAAAGGAAGTACTTCCTAATGTTTCCAAGTTCTCCCAACATCAAATTAACGCTTCTAACACTAGACAACACACCAGATAACATAGGGAATCGAAAACTAGTCCTTATCAGTTCTAAAGAGGTTATTGGGATTAATCTATCAGTAACTTCAAAAGAATATTATGAAAGCAAGAAAACCGACATCAGAATTGATGTTGCAGTCAAAATTCAGAGCTTCTTATATGATGGTTCTAGACATGCATTGATTGATTCAAAGGTTTATAAAGTCGAGCGAACTTACATCAGCGGTCAGTTTATTGAGCTTTATTTTGTTGAAACAAGGATTAAAAAAGGTGATATTGATGGTCTCATTGGATGAATTAGCACTTGGAATTAGTGAGCTTGTCGAATCTTATGCAGAAGATGTCATCAAAGAAATGGAAAAAGTACTAGACGAAACCGCAGATAAAGTACTTTCTTACATTCAATCAAAAGCACCAAAGAGTGGTCAGGCATATGGGTTTGCAGAATCGTTTGTTGCTATTCCTGAGGGTGAAGGCATCAATAAGAGAATCGCCATCTATTCAAGCACTAAAGGAAGGTTAACTCATTTACTTGAGTTTGGATTTACACATCGTGGTGGTAAATTTGTGGGACCACGTCCATTCATGCGACCAGCTTTCGATGCATTCGCACCGGATATGGTTGAGAAAATCAAGTCGATTATTGAAAGAGGTGGATCCGCATGAGTTTTCTAGAACAAATATTCCTGTTGCTTAATGGTATTTTACCCAACAAGGTCACCTATGGAACGAACATAGTCGATGCAAACGAACTCCATGTATATCCATTTGTTGTCTATCAAGAAATCAGCGATAGGGTGCAAACCTATGCGGATAACAAATCAGCAGTTCGCATCATCACCTATCAAATCACACTTGTAACAGAATCAAAAGAACCCACAATTGAGGAGCAATTAGAATCAGCTCTATATCAATCGGGTTTTAATTATCAAATGATTACAGAATACGTCAATGACGATAACTCGGTAACCAGAGTTTATGAAATCAAACAGGAGGAAATAAAATATGAGTAATAAAGTCACATTCGGACTTACCAATGTTCATTATGCACTAGCTACAATTGCAGTAGATGGTTCCTGGACTTTTGGGACACCAAAGCGTCTGGTTGGTGCTCAAGAAATCACTACCGAAATCATCGGTGGTAGCTCACAAGTCTATGCAGACGATAAGGTTATCGCAACCCTAGTCTCTAATTCAGGTTCAACAGTCACCCTCAAATTCACTGAGATTGATGATGAATTTAAGAAGGATATCTTTGGATTCAAGACAGACACCAATGGCAACTTTGTCGAAGTGGTTAACAATGAAACAAAGACCTTCGCATTGGGTTATGAAATTCAAGGCGATGCTAAAGCTCGTCGTATTTGGTATTACCTATGCACAGCTACACCTTCAGGGGATGCAAGCAAATCGAAAGCGGACTCCATTGAAGCCAATTCAATCTCTCTTACCATCACTGCTCGCCCAATCGAATCAGGAAATAATCTGATCCTTCGTGTTATCGCAAGTGTTGGAGATACGAACTATACGAACTTCCTATCGACATCGCCAGTCTTACCAACATTCATCTAAGGAGTAACTGAACATGGAAAAAGTGATTAAACTAGGTGATAAGGAGTACAAGCTCCACTCGTCACTATTCACAATCATCGATTATCGTAATGTATTCGGATCTGAACTATTCAGTGATATCAAAAAACTTGAAAAGGGTAAAGATATCAAAGAAGAAGACTTCTCACTCGTGATCGATACGATCTTCCGAATTATTTATGTGCTTCATCGACCATTCAGCAAAACATCCTACAACGATTTTTTGATGACACTTGATTTTGGCATTTTGAGCGATACCGAAGAATTAGGCATTTTATCGCAAACTATCGGGGAGATGTTAGGCACTCTCCAAAAAGGCACCAAACCATCCCCACAGTCCAAATGATGAGCCCGAGTTTGGTGCAACTTCAAACATTATCTTTAACTTGGCTCATCTAGGCATATCGATTGAAGATTCAAGGTACTTTGATTTAACGACATACTTCGAATTGGTTCAACTAGAAATGAAAGTTATCTCTGGAAACAAATCTGAACGACAGGCTTCACAAGCTGATATAGATGCATTTTTAATATAATTGGGGTTTTTATTATGATAATTAAGTGATATAATATCAACGATGTTTAGGAGGTGAATAACTAATGGAATCGGATCACGAGCGAATACAAAAGGGTAGTTTGAATCAAATGACTCAGGCTTTTTTAACTATACATTCGCACGTTGAAAACGAGAGTGTTAGTTAGTCACGTTCAAATTACCTTCTAATGGATTTAAAAAATAAAATTAGGAGGAAAGAAAATGAAGAAGACATCACGTCTATCTGCTCCAAAAGGATGTGTGAGCAATGATTAGACAATATTATGAAACAAACAAGAAGTTAGAAAAAAACAACATCAACATTTTAGAACAAACCGAATTAATTAACGGTTCGTGGATTGAAGTAACCACACCATCAACTGAAGAAGTAGAGTGGTTAAAGACAAAACTTAACGTGCCAACTGAATTTATATTGAGTGCACTAGATGAAGAAGAAAACGCACATATCGATTCGGAAGACAACGCTAAATTAATCATTTTAGATGTGCCACTTTATGATCCAGTAAAGAATAGTAAGAATGCATACACAACAACACCTTTTGCAATTATCCATACAGAAAATCATTTTATTACAATAAGTATCAAAGAAACAGATATGGTTAAAGATTTATTTAGCAAGAACAAGAAGATTGAACCACACAAAAAGATACGATTGACTTTGTTATTCCTGTATCGATTGGCAATGACATACATTTCGTTCTTAAAGAAAATTGATAGTCAAACAAAAAAAGTTGAAAGTGAACTACATCATTCCATGAGAAACCAAGAACTATTTGATTTAATGGAACTGAACAAATCCCTTGTATACTTCTCAACAGCCCTAAACTCAAATAAGGTTGTTGTTCACAAATTAACTCGAAGTTCTGAGTTTAAGCAATATGAAGATGACATGGATTTACTTGAAGATACAGAGATTGAAATCAATCAAGCGATTGAGATGTGTTCTGTTTATAGAGATATTTTAGCTGGTATGATGGATGCTTTCGCATCAATTATCTCAAACAATTTAAATATTGTAATGAAGGCTTTGGCTGTAATCACAATTGTTTTATCTATTCCAACATTAGTAGCATCATTTTATGGGATGAATTTTAATTTTATTCCGCTCGCTGATGTCCAATCTGGTTTCTACATAGCAGTTATCGGAAGTTTTATTTTATCTTTAGTTGGAGCATTGTTCCTATATAGATATACAAACAAAATTAGGTAGTATTTAATTTATCCTTAAGCACATCATGATTGATGTGTTTTTTTATGCTTGGAGGTGAGCAAAGATGGCAGAAACAGTCAAAGGTTTAAACATCAAGTTGAGTCTGGATGGCAAAGATTTAGAGAATGAACTCAAAGGAATACAATCAGATCTTAAGGAGCAACAAAAGGATCTCAAAACCATCAATGCGAACCTTAAGTATGACAGCTCCAATGTTGAACTTTGGAAACAGAAACAATCGAAGCTTAATGATATACTTCAAACGACTAAAAAGAAGCTAGAAACACAGAATCAAGAACTTGAAAAAGCAAAGCAAGCAGTCAAACTTGGACAGATGAGTGAAACAGAATTCAATAAACTCGCTCGTAATGTTTCATACACTGAAGCTGAAGTATCTAAGCTCAATAAAGAACTCCAAAATACAAAAGGTAAAATCACAGATTTGTCCAATGCGAACTTTGAGAAGATTGGGAAGCTAGGTTCAACACTAACCAAATCTGTCACTGTACCTGTTCTTGGAGCTTTATCTGCACTTGGTGCACTTGCAGTAAAGACAGCAAACACAGCTGATGAAATTGCCGATACAGCCGCAAAACTTGGCCTAAGTGCCGAGAGTTTACAAGAGTGGAACTACGTTGCCAAGATATCAGGAAGTTCGACAGAAAGCCTTAACAAGGCCTTTATCAAGGTCAATGGAATACTTGGAGATATCGCTACCGGTAACGGTGACAAGGTATCAGAAAGCCTTGCACAAATTGGACTAACAGTTGAGGATCTCAAAGGGCTTAATGCAGATCAAGCATTTAATCTAATTCGAAATGCACTCTCTGGAGTTGAAGACGAAGCCTTAAGAGTAGGGATAGCGAATGAGTTCTTTGGTGATAAAATTGGTACTGAAATCCTACCGATGCTGTCACAAGAAGAATCTGCGGTAAATTCACTCAGACAAGAAGTAAGAGAACTAGGCATTATAACGAATGAACAAGCAGCGATTGCTGGTGAATTCAATGATTCTGTCGATCAAACTAAACAAGCACTTGGTAGTCTTGCTATGGACATTTCCGTTCAAGTTCTACCTATCATGCAAACCATGCTTCAAAAGGTTAGAGATGAAATCATTCCGACTTTGAAGAGTTGG